GAGTGCTGGTGTAGGGACTAAATTAACTTCTCGCCATTATAACGAAATAATAGAAGATGACCTTGTTACAGCAGACACTCACGACCTTTCAGGGGAAGAGATTGCACCTAATATGGAAGATGTTGATAAAGCTATTGGTTGGCATAAAATGGCTACCAACTTGCTTATTGATTACAAGACTTCAAAGCGTATCCATATAGGCACGAGGTGGTTTCAAGAAGATATGATTAATCACATCAAGACACACGAACCTGGATATGCAAGATTTTTGAAGACAGTTTATGATGAAGATGGAAATGCTATCTACCCAAAAAGGTTTGATGACGAAGTGTTGGATGCAAAGAAAGAAGAGATGGGAACTTATATGTTTGCTACTCAGATGCTTTTAGACCCAATGCCTTTAGAAAAAATGATATTCAAGCCTAATTGGAACAGATTTTTTAATATAGCACCAGAAACCAAGAATGTCTTAGCTATTGACCCCGCTATAGGAGAGAGCAAACAGAATTGTGATAGTGGCTTTGCAGTAGTAGGTGGTGCACCTAACGGACTTATTTATATACACGAAGCATTTGGAAAGCAGATGAACTTAACTGAACAGGTAAAGATTACTTTCAAGTTGGTGAGAGATTATAATATTCATAAGGTTGTTGTGGAAACAATAGCATATCAGGAAGCATTAGCACAGGCTATAGCACTTGAAAGAGATAGGGTTGATGAGAAGGGTGTTAAGGTTAATGAAGATGTCCATTTCTCTATCGTAAAGGAAGTTCCTGGTGGTAAGGATAAGAAAGATGCACGAATAAAAAGTATGATACCTTACTTTGAGAATGGCAAGGTCTTAATGAAAAAGAATATGTCTAAACTTCAAAAGCAGTTGAGAGAGTATCCATTCGGTAAGAAGAGAGATGTTATTGATGTGCTTGCCTATGCTATCAGAAATGCAGTTCATACCAAAGAGTTTGTTAAACAAAAGGAAGTAGACCCACTTTCTTTTGAGGCAATTATGAAGGAATTAGAAGACAAGAGTAAACAAAATTCTTTATTCCCAAAGGCAAAGGGATTTGTTGCCTCTGGAATGTCAAGATATTATTAAAGAGGTGGTTAAAATGAAAGGTGTAAAAGGAGTAGGTAGTTCTGGTGAATTAATCGGTTCACAGGCAGTATTGGAAAGCGATGGCTGGTTTATAGGTGCTATTATGACATCAGGAACAGGTGATGCAAAGGCTACTATCTATGATAGTGCAAGTGATGATTTAGGTGGTAAAAGAAAATTAGCTATATTGACTCCAACATTAAATAAAGTAGATATACCTTGCACTTGCAGGGAAGGTATTTATGTAGAAATAGAAGAGGGTGCAGAGTGTATAGTGTATTTCAGTATGTAAGGCAGGTGATTTAGATGCCCCTCAAAAAAGGGAAATCTCAAAGTGTAATATCGAGTAATATAAAAGAATGTATTAACTCGTATAAGAAAACAGGAAAGATTGGCAGTACAAAACCAAAGAGTTTAAAGCACGCAATAAAAATATGTCAAGCTGCTGCTATGAGTAGTGCCAAGAAGTCCACTAAACAAAAATCTCCTATATCGGAGGCAATAAATGGCTAAAGAGTTAAGTATAGAGAATTGGCAGGATAATATACAAGGTGGTATAGACTATTTAAAGGAATATGGAACGCCTACTGCATGGGAGATATATCGCAGTTATTACAGGAATGACTTTAGCAAAGGTAATATAAATAAACCAAAGTATAGTGTAGCACTTATCTATTCTATTTTGAGAAGTATGATACCAAAGATTTACTTTACTGACCCTAAAGTCCATGTTCTTAACCAGAAACCAGGGTTTTATATTCAATCAAAGATAGTTCAGAAGATTGACAATAAGCTGATAAGGAGAACTAAAGTTAAGAAGATAATGAAAAAAGCTATTCAGGAAGCATCTATTTGTGGAACTGCACCAATCTTATCAGGATTTGACAGCGAATTCGGATACTCTCCTGATTGGAGAAAGAAAATAGAAGACGAGGAAACAGGACTACAGAGATTTATTGGTGGAACTGTAACTATGTTTGATGAAAAAACAGGATACAGATTGGAATATAACCAGAATATCAAGCCTGGAACACCTTGGGTATTGAATGTTAAACCAGATTTCTTTATAGTTCCTTATGGTTATAGTGATTTTGATACAGTTCCTTGGGTAGCAAGGTTATATATCAGACCTTTGGAAGATGTAAAGAATGACAGCAAATTAAAGAATACAGCAAATGTAAAGGCAAATGGTATGTCTACCTATAACTTCTCACAGGAAGCAAGATTACATCAGAAACTTCCTGACAAGAATTATGGTGATTACTGCTTCTTATGGGAAATAAGGGATTTAAAAAGGAATATGCTTTACATTATGCAGGACGGATATGATAAGTGGCTTTATAATGATATTGATTATCTTGGCAAGTTTGGCAATCCATACTTTGAACTGACCTTTAATCCTGACCCCACTAATTTCTGGGGTATATCTGATGCAAAGATGTTAGAAGACCAGCAGTTGGCTATCAATGAAACAAGAACATTACATATTGAGCACAGGAGAATAGCTAAATTAAGGTTCTTGTATGATGAGAATGTTATTACAGATGAAGAAGTGCAGAAGATAATGACTGAAGATACAGGTGCTGCTGTTAAATGTAATGGTGCTGTAAGAGATGCAGTTTATCCTTTACAGCCTTATGTTCCACCTGACTTTAATATTGATGTTGACGCAATTAGACAGGACGCAAGAGAGATAAGTGGATTGAGCAGAAATCAGGTTGGTGAGTATGAGGGTGGGAGACAGACAGCTACTGAAGCACAGATAGTTAATGTTGCTGCACAAATCAGGGTAAATGAAAGACGAGACCAAGTTGCAGATTTATTGACAGATATTGTACAAAAATTTAATAAATACATATTTTCTGAATGGAATGTTGAACAGGTAGAAGATATAATAGGTGATGATGGCAACAGGTATTGGGTAAAGTTTCAGAATAAGGAGATTGAAAGTGATTACACTTTCACAGTTGACCCTGAGAATTCAATGCCGACAAGCACACAGCAGAGAAGGCAGGATGCTATTATGTTAGCACAATACTTACAGAGTAGTCCTGTAGTTCAACAGGCAGTTCAGACAGGACAGCCTATACCTTATAACTTTGCAGAACTTGACAGATATGTAGCTTCACAGTTTGAGCATTTACCTGTAGACCAGATTATCCCACCAAGAGCAGGTTGGGGCAATAATCCTGAACAACCCTTACCCATTGGTGAGGTAGAGAAACAGATAGGACAAAACATTCAGGCACAGCAGGCACAGGGTAGAGTTCCTGTAGAAGGTGGTGCGTAATGCCGATATATCAGTATGAATGTAGTAGATGTCATAAAGTAAGAGAAGCGTATCATAATATAGATGACAGGTATAACGAGTATTGTGAGGATTGTGATTGCAAGATGAGTATAAATATATGTACTACATCAGTACATTTGTTTGAACCATTTTTCCATCCTCATCTCGATACGAAACCTGTTTATATAAAAAGTAAAAAGCATTTAAAAGAAGAGGCTGCCAAGAGGAATATGACAGCCTACTATTAGGAGGCAATAGGAATGGCTATAGATATTAAGAATGATAAAATTATCATTACCAGAACTGAGGCTGGTATACCAAAGATGGAAGTCGAGGGGCTTTGGTCAGGCAAAGACAGGGCAAGAATTACAAGGATGCTGTTTAAAGAAACAATGAGAGCTATGAAAAAATACAAACGTGATTTAGCAAACAAACAAAGGGAAGAAGAAAAGAAACAGAAAAAACTTGAAATACTTGCTAAAGCCAGAGCAGTAAAAGCCGAGAAGGCTAAAAATAAAGAAGAGGTGAAAGATAATGGTTGAGGAACAAAACAATAATCAACAGAATGATAACAATGGTGTAGACGAGAGGTTATCTACATTAGAACAAAGACTTGAAAAAGCAGAGAATGAAAAGATGGCTTTAAAAATGGAATTGGATAAGGCTAACAATGAACTGTATTCAGATGACTATGTGGAATTTTTATCACAGAAGAATAATCCAGATGCAGGGAAGAAAGACCCTTTGGCTGATTTAGATGAAGAAAAGTTACAGAACTTGGGTATGAAAGACATAGTAGCATTAGCAACACAAAACGCAATAGAGGCTATAAGAGCAGAGCAAACCAAAACACAAACAAAACAACAGATGGAAGAACGCAAAAAAAGAGTAGCAGAGGCAAGAAAAGAGATAGCAGAGTTTGGTCAATCACACCCTGATATGAAACAGTATTTAGGTAGGATAAGTGAACTTGCAGATGAGAACCCAAGATTAAAACTGCCACAATTATATAGATTAGCTAAAGCTGAAGATGAGGATAATACAATATCAAAACCTGAACCAAAGAAAGAAACTAATCCTGATACAAAGCCACGCCAAGAGGTTGGTATAAACAAAGATGAGTCAAGAAGCAAGTCTTTAAGGGAAGTTATCGCTGAAGAATATAAGAAATCGAGAAGTTAAATAACTAAAGGAGTGAATAACGATGGCTTTACCGACTATAACAAAGACATTAGATGATTTACATTCGTCTACTTGGGAAAAGGTAAGTAAAAATGTAGTGGATAACATCTTTGATGAAGTTGTTGTTCTTAATATGTTAAAGAAAAGGGGTAAACTCGTAGACCATAGTGGTGATGGAGTTAAGTATATAGTTCCTCTTGAATACGGAGAAAATAAAACTGTTACTTCCATTGGTAGAGGTAGTTCTATCAGCATTGAAGATAATGAGAAATTTACTGCTGCACAGTATGACAGAAAATGGACTGCTGGTTCTGTAATCAGATATATGACAGATGAAGATATGAATATGGGAGAAGCAAGAATATTCAATCTGGTAGAAAAGAATATCAAGAACTTGGAGAAATCTTTAAAGAAGAAACTTAATACTGACCTAATGGGAGATGGAACAGGTAATGGTGGACTTGACCTTGACGGATTTAAACTATATATAGATACTACTCCTGCTACAGGAACTGTTGGTGGTATTGACTCTGCAACTAATTCTTGGTGGAGAAATCATGCAACTAATATGACAGGTCAGGATTATACAGTTACTTTAATAGACCAGATGAGAACTATGTTTAATAACTGTAGTTCAGATGGTGGGGCTGATGCACCTAATCTGATAATTACCACACAGGCAATCCACGAGTATTACGAAGATGAGTTGTTTGATACCCATTACTACACACAGAGTAACGAGTTGGCTGATGCTGGTATTTCAACCTGTAATTTTAAAGGAGTACCAATGATTTGGACTTCTGGCTGTGATGACTACTATATGTATTTCATCAATCTTGATTACTTTGAAGCTGGCTATAATCCAAACAAATGGTTTACTATGACTGACTGGAAATCTGCACAGGCTAACTTGGAAAGAGTAGCACAGGTTGTATCAGAGATGAATTTAATTTGTTCTAACAGAGATAAACAAGGGATACTATATAACATAGGTAACTAATCTCCGAGGGGAGAACGCCCACTCCCCTTTTAAGATTAGCCGAATAAAATCAAAGGAGTGATTAAAATGAGTTTGGGAAATAAAGTAATTGGAACTACGACTGTAAAGTTGGGAATTTACGAAGAAGACAATGACGAACATTTAGCTGCTGCCTTGGGGCAAGTTAAAGAAATGGAAGACGGAAGAAAATTCAGACTGTGTAAAGCAGGGGAAGCCTTAACTGCTGGTATATTAGTTCAAGCACCTGCACCTGATGCTAAGGATGATGAGTTGGTTGTAGCATCTGCTGCCGCTGCAGGTGATAAGGAAGTTACAATAACTGTAACAGCAGGACATGGTGGATATGACAAAGATGCTTTAGCTGAAGGCTATATGATGGTTACAAAAGGTTCTGGTGATATTGGTAGTTTCTACAAAATTAAGGGTAACGATGCTATGGTTGCAGAGTCTACTGCTACTATAACTTTGTATGATGAACTTAATACTGCATTAGATGCTACTACAAATGAAGTTGCTGTGGTATTAAATCCATATAAAGATGTTGTTACAGGTTCTACTACTGCACCTGTTCTTGGTGTACCTAATATAGCTGTAACAAGTGGTTACTACTTCTGGGCACAGTTTGCTGGTTGTGCACCTTGTACTGATAGTGGTTCTGGTGTAGCTGCTGGCGATTATGTATCCCATGTTGGTGGAGATGTTGTTACACAAGATGGTTCTGAAGATGGCACTATAGGTATGGCTATGAATACTGCTGCTGCTAACGAAGGTGTTATTGTGTTCTTAACAGGATTAGGATAAAAACTAACTTGTGGTAAGTTTAACTAACAGATAGAGGCTCAAGGGCAATCCTGAGCCTCTCTAAAAAACTATAAAAGGAAGTGAATTAAAATGGGTAGATTAAGATGGATGCAAAATGCCAGAGATGGCAGTAAAGGCACAGAAGTATTGCAGCCACTATTTTTTGAAGCAAGCGACTCTCGATTGATATTAGGTACTTCTTCAAGTGAAAGGTCATATACAGCAGGAACTCCACCTGTATCAATGTATTTTACTTCAAGCAACACAACTACAACCAATGCCGAACCTTTTTATGTCAAGTCTACTATGACTGGTGCTAATGGGTATGGTGGCAGATGTAGATTTCATGCTTATACTAATACCACTGGAAGAACAAACTTTATGGCATTAAAGGCTATGACTGAATTTGGTTCAAGTGGCAGATGTTCAGGGTTAAGTGCTGCTTTATGTGCTGAACTGGTATTACCAAATGCAAATCTTGGTTCTGGTGGTGCATATACTGTTCTTGAATTAGAATATGTTGCAGGCGGTTCAAGCCTTGTTACTGCTGGTAGTTTAAGTGGAAACCATGCTTCATTTATCAAGGCAACTATAAGTGGTGATGCTGATGGTGATTTTGATGACAATGGGTTTTTCTTGGTATTAAGTGGAGTTACATCAGGTTCTGGACATTTGTTCTATGCCAATAAATCAGTTCCATTTGATGCTTATTTGAAGATTGGTGTGAATACAACTCCTTACTATATTGGATTATTAGCACAACAGGCTGCTGCAACTTAAACAAGTAATTAATTTAAGATAAGAAGGTGAGTAAAATGAGAATTTTAGCAAAATCTGTAACAGAAGATGCACAGGTAGTAGCAGGGGATTGCTATTTCGTTGGTGCAGAGTTATCTCATACAACTGATACAAATATGATACTTTACAATGAAAATGGTTCATCTAAAACTGCTGAAAAAATGATGGCTACTTTAAAAGTAACTGATGAAGTACAACATGATAGTATGTCTATACCAATACCAGGGGTAAAGTGTGAAGGTATCTATGCCGATTGGACTGCTGGTATCGGAACAGTCTACTATTACAGATAAAAAAATAGGGGGGTGAAAATCCCCCCACAATTATTGGAGGAGAATAATGAAATTAGGATTGAGGGATAGGCTGGTAATCTTGAATGTATTACCACCAAAAGGTGATTTAACCACATTGAGGATTGTGCATGATTTAAAAATGAAGTTAGCTTTAACAGAAGAAGAGTTAAAGGAATATAATGTTCAGGAAAAAGAAGGACAGATATTCTGGGATTCTAAAAAAGAACTTGAAAAAGGCGAACAGGAATTTGAGATAGGCACAAAGTCTTTTGCAATTATAATGGATGCCTTTAAGAAATTAGATGAGAAAAAAGAGTTGACAGAAGGACATTTGGAAACATACGAAAAACTGTTGGCTTTAGATTAATAAGAAGGTGGTATCATGGGCTTAAATAGGGGCGAAATGGTAAGTTTTATTGAGGATAATATAATAGACAGAACTGACAAAGAGTCAATGGTGCAGAGCTGTATTAATTTTGCCTTAAATAAGATTGACAGAGATGCTGACTTCAGGGATATGCAGAGAGAGGCTACTTACCTTACTACTATTAGTGATGCTACTATTGCAACTACAGATGTTGATGATAGCACAGATATTATTACAGTTGCTATTGATATACCTACAGGAACTAAAGTTCAGTTCTCTACTACAGATACTTTACCTGCTGGTTTATCAACTGATACAGATTATTGGGTTATTAGAGAAAGTGC